CTCAGACGTTATCTTGGGTCTAGAGCCTGTACCTGATTACGATGACCTTCGTAACTTTAAGATTGTGGCAAGTCGTAACTGTGGTCCAAGCGAAACAACATTGACTTGGAACTGGGAAACAGGCTGTTTTCACGAAGAAACAAAGATGGCAACTTGTGCTATCTGTAAGCGTGGGTTGTTCTCATGACATTTAACATTGAGCAGGTATTAGCAAATCTTTCAATTGATATCGTAAGAGCACGTGGTAGCGAAGTACTAGCGTTGTGCCCAATGCACAAATCTCGTACAGGACGTGAAGACCACAATCCATCGTGGTGGATTAACGAAGAAACAGGTGCACACATTTGTTTCTCATGCGGATTTAAAGGCAACATCTTCTCCCTAGTTGCTGAGGTTCGTGAACTTTACTTAGGTGATGGTTTAGATTACGAAGCAGCAAAACAATGGTTAGCCAACATTGAAGAAATCTCAGTAGAAGAACTAGCAGAGAGGTTAAAACGAGTGCCTAACTACGTATCCGTAGAGCAACCAATTCCAATGTCTGAGGCAAAACTGGCTTTGTTTACTGACCCACCACAATGGGCATTAGAAAAGAGAAGACTAAACGAAGAGTCTGCTCATAGGTATGAAGTTCTTTGGGGACCCGATAACACTTGGATTCTTCCAATACGTGACCCACACGATTATTCTTTGATGGGTTGGCAGGAAAAACAAGAAGGAACACGTGTCTTTAAGAACAGCCCTGCAGGTGTTAAGAAATCAAAAACATTGTTTGGCGGTCACGAACAAAACCCAGATATGGTTATTGTTGTGGAGTCTCCGTTAGACGCAGTTCGTATTTCTTCTGCAGGAATTATTGGAGCCGTATCAACTTTTGGGGCAATAGTAAGTGATGCTCAGGTTAAGTTGCTTCGATATAGCGACATTGTTATTGCAGCCTTTGATAATCCAAACATTGATGAGGCAGGTAGAAATGCTTGTGCAGCCATGGTAGTCAGTGCTCGTAAATACGGAATGACTCTTAAGTTTTTTGATTACTCTTCTACAGGAATAAAAGATGTTGGCGATATGACTGATGACCAAGTTAAGTATGGAATTGAAAATGCTAAAGACAGCATCTATGGAGAAAGTGCATATCTAGGTTAGTTATGTTTACAGGAACCCTTAAGCCTTACCAGCCTGAAGCCGTCGACAAGATGGTAGACACAGGCAAGGTGTTGGTTGCTTATGAAATGGGTTTGGGTAAGACCTGTATGACAATCGCTGCTATAGAAAAACTGCGTGACGAAGGACTTACTAAACCTGTTCTTGTAATTGCTTTAGCAAGCCTTAAGTATCAGTGGGCCAGTGAGATAAAGAAGTTCTCTAACGCTACCTCTACAGTTATTGATGGCAGCAAGTCCACACGCACTTTGCAGTATGCAGATGCTGGGTCTTACAACTATGTAATTACTAACTACGAATCTATTGTCAACGACTGGGACCTTTTGACCCACATTGATTTTGGAGCAATAGTTTGTGATGAAGCCACAGCCATTAAAGGGTTTAGGTCTAAGAGAACTAAGAAGGTTAAAGAACTTGCTTCTGGAATTCCAATTCGTTTTGCTTTAACAGGCACACCTATTGAAAACGGTAAGCCTGAAGAGTTGTACAGCATTATGCAGTTTGTTGAACCAGGACTACTAGGTCGATTTGATTTGTTCGATAAGACTTTTATTGTCCGCAATAACTTTGGCGGGGTACAGAGATACCGCAATCTTCCGTTACTACACGAGAAGATTAAAAGTGCATCGGTACGAAAAGCACAGTCAGACCCTGACGTTGCTCCGTACTTGCCCGCCACTATTCATTTAGACCCAATCAAAGTTCGTTTAGATAAAAAGTCGATTGACCTATACGAAAAGATTTCAATGGACTTAACTAACGAACTACAAGAAGCCCAAGAACTGTTTGGTATGGGTTTTTCTTTAGAAGCCCACTACGGTCAAGGGTATGCAGTTGGCAGTCCAGCAGACGCTATCCGTGGCTCCATCATGTCCAAGATAACTTCTTTAAGAATGTTATGTGATAGCCCGAAGTTATTAGTTGAAAGTTCAACTAAGTATGTTGAGGGGTTAGGTGAGAAAGGCGGTAGTGCCTATGTTGCAAGCCTGGCTGAAGAAGGCTATCTAACTGATTTACCTGATGGCGGTACCAAACTAGACGCAATGGTGAAGTATGTAGAAGAACATTTAGAGACAGATGAAAACTCTAAAGTTGTTATCTTTGCCAGTTACTTGGGTATGTTGCCTCTTATTGAAAAGCGGTTTCTTCTAAAGAACATTGAATGCCGTGTTTACTCTGGTGAAATGAATGCCAAACAAAAAGAAACTTCTAAAGTGGAATTTCAGACTTCTAAAGAAGTTAGGGTACTTATCTCAAGTGATGCTGGAGGGTACGGAGTCGACCTTCCACAAGCAAATCTTCTGGTTAACTATGACCTGCCGTGGTCTTCTGGTGCAGCAGTTCAGAGGAACTCTCGGATTAGGCGAACTTCTAGCACGTGGAAGAGCGTCATCATTCAGGACTTCTTAGCACTGAACTCTATTGAAGAGCGTCAGTTTGAAATGCTGCAACAGAAGAACACCATTGCAGATGCAGTAATTGATGGACAAGGAATTAACACACGTGGCGGTGTTGACTTAACAGTCGGTAGTCTTCTAAACTTTCTAACAAAGAACCAGATATAGGAGCAATAATGGTTGAACGTATTGGTGAACCTCGTGAATTTAACTCTGATGATTTAACTGGTCAGACAACAGAGTATGCAATGTTAAAGAAGAGCATTGAGCACTATGAAGCACGTCAGAAAGAACTCAAAGCATCTTTGTTTGCAAAGATTGAAGCCGATGGATTTGAAGATGACAAAGGCAATCTGTGGTTAGAACTTCCAGAACCTGTAGAGGGCTATGTAAGTCTGCAAAAACAAAAGCGTGTTACTCGTAAGATTGATGAGATGCTTGCAGAAGACCTAATTGAAAAGAAAGGTCTTGCTGACCGTTTATATAAAACAGTACGTGTAGTTGATGAGGACGAACTTATGGCTGCACTTTACGAAGGTCTATTAACTGAAGAAGAAGTCGATGAAATGTTTCCAGCAAAAATTGTTTGGGCATTAATGTTGAGTAAGAAGTAACAATGGCTGGACTACGTGGGCAAGACGAGATTGATAAAGCCTTTGCTGATTTGCAATATAAGCCTGGGTCAAAACAAAAACGTCGTGAAGTAAATCCTAAAGCCCCACGTAAGAAACGTTCTACAGAGGAAACAAGTTGGGATTCCAACCCAATCATTAAGCACTTAAATGGAAAAGAAACAGAGGTGTTTACTGTTGGGGCTTTGGCTCAAGCACTTGAGAAAAGCATCATCAGTATTCGCTCATGGGAGAAGAAGGGCTATATCCCTGGAGCACCATATCGACTACGTTCAAAGTCTTTAAACGGACAGAAAGTAGGAGGAAACCGTGTCTACACTCGGCAATTAATAGAAATTGCTGTAGAAGAGTTCTCAAAACGAGGTCTTTTGGGAACTGCTCGTGTAGAATGGTCGCAACAGACGGAACTAACCTATGCGATTACATCAAGATGGAAAGACGCTGTTGCCAACGAGAGTCAATAGACCTCACAACCAACCGAGTGCGAAAGCCTCATTACCGAAAGAAGAGAAATGCCTATCACACAACCAGCAGTCAATGCAGATGCTTACCTTGATGCAGATGACGAAAACGCAACCCCTAAGGTCGGAACCACAGTTCAGTCTGGCTGGGAAGCAGCAACAAAGACACTAAAAGCAACAACTAAAGAGTCTGGTGACTACCCAAATGATTTTAAGTTCACCGAAGATTCACAACTAATCAAGTTCATCGGTGACGGCCCATTCCGTTCTTACGAACAGCACTGGATTGACCGTTCATCAGGCAAGCGTTCATTCGTTTGTATTGCAGATTCCGATGACCAAGGCTGTCCACTCTGCGACATCCTAGGAGACAAGCCACGTGGCAAGTTTGCATTTACTGTTTTAGTTCTCAGTTCTGATGAGAAGAAGACAATGATTCTTACTGCTCCACCAACTTTGTTCCGCCAAATTAAAGCAGCACATGAAGACCCAAAGCGTGGTCCATTGAATAAGTTCTTCTATTCAATCTCACGCCAAGGTACTGGTCCACAGACAACATACTCATTAGAGCGTGTTCGTTCTACAGACCTAGTTGAAGATTGGGACCTTGACCCTGCTCAGGTTGAGGAACTTGTAGCACAGGCTGAGCCTTTCAGCCCAGAAGTAATTTGGGACACCCCACGTTCCGAACTACTTGAGATTGCTCGTTCGGTCGCTTAACCCAAGCGAACCAGTCCCAAGCGGGGGGTGTTGTTTGTCGGATTCAACACCCTCCGCACTTTAACTTAGGAGCATTATGAACATCATTACAACACCCGAAGCATTAGCGGAAATGGTTACCGCATATTTAAAACAACCAGCATTTGCATTTGACGTTGAAACAGTAGGTCCTGATTCTTTTTCTCGTCTACACCCGTTATTAAACGAAGTTACTTGGATTGCATTTGCAACCGAAGGTCGTGTTGACGTTATACCTATGGGACATCCAAATGGAGAGTTCCTTGAATGGGATAAACCTTTACTTGCATCTGGAGAGAAGCGTTTAGCAGAAGGTAAAGAGATTCGTGAACAGGATTACACAAAGCGTGAAGAAAACTGGACTCCAGTATTTGACGCAGCACCTGACCAACTATTGCCAGGAGACGTGTTTAAAACCATTAAGCCATTAATGTTTAGTGACAAACTAAAAGTAGGACACAACATTAAGTTTGACCTAAAGGCTATTGCTAAGTACTACCGTGGTGTTGTATGCACAAAGCCTTACTTTGACACAATGCTTGCTTCTTTTATCTTAGACAACAGAACGAAGAATGGTTTGGGTTTAGCGGATTGTGCAAAACGTGAACTGGGCATTGAAGTTGTTAAAGGTGTGGGAGCAATGGTTGAACGCCACTCGTTTAGCGAGGTAGCAAAGTATGCAGCCATTGATGCTGAAACTACGTGGAACCTATATAAAACCTACGAACCACGATTAATAGAGCGTGGTCTTAGCACTGTGTGGAACTTAGAAATGGACTTGTTGTTAGTTCTAGCAGACATGGAACTATCAGGTGCTCATATTGATACGGAAGAACTTGCCAACTTAAAAACTCAGTTGGAAAAAGACATTGTTAAAGTTACAGGAGAAGCGTACAAACTTGCTGGTCAGGAGTTCCACATGAACTCGTTAGAGCAGAAACAACGCCTTTTGTTTACAGACAAAAAAGATGGTGGTCAAGGAATTAAACCAAACAAAACCATCAAGATTGCTATGACTCCTAAGGGTATGGAAGCGGTAAAACGGGGAGAAGAAGTTAACTATCGTCATTACTCTGTAAGTTCAGAAGCACTTGAGTTCTATAGAGAAAAAAACCCATTAGTTGCATCTATTATGAAGTATCAAGACTTAAACAAAATTATGACGACATACGTAACGCCATACACAGGCGGAGAAGTAACACGCACTACAGCAGGTAAATCTAAAACTACTGAACGTCAGAGTTTGTTGGTTAATGGGAAAGTCCATACTAACTTTAAGTCTCACGGTGCAGAAACAGGTCGTTTCTCCAGTAGTGAACCTAACCTTCAGAACATCCCATCATCAGGAGAGTACGGAAAGTTAATTCGTAATCTATTTATTGCTCCTCCTGGATACAAGTTAGTAGTTGCCGACTACTCTCAGATTGAACCACGCATCATTGCATCGTTCTCACGAGATAAGAAGTTTATTCAGAACTACTTAGAAGGCGGAGATATCTACACAACAATTGGTGATGAGATGGGCGTAGACCGTAAAGCAGGTAAAGTGCTTGTACTTGCGATTGCTTATGGTGTAGGCCCTGAAAAGATTGCAGACCAGATTGGTTGTACCGTTAAAGAATCTCACCAACTAATGGACCGATTCAACGATGCATTCATTTCTATCAACAATTACAGAGACAAGGTTATTCGTATGGCTCGTCAACAACGACCATTGCCGTATGTATCTACTGTATTGGGTCGTCGACGCTATATACCTGAGTTACTAAACAGCGACTTAGGTCAGAAGTCTCGTGCAGAACGTCAAGCGTTCAACACAGTTATCCAAGGGTCAGCAGCCGATTTGATTAAATTAGCAATGGTACGAGCACACTCTTGTTTTGTTACTGAACCAGAGGTCAATGTCCTATTGACTGTTCACGATGAACTTGTCACAATTACTCCAGACCACTTGGCTGAGGAAACAGCCGAAGCCATTCGTCAATCTATGGAAGGCGTAAACCTTCCAGACATGGCGGTTCCTTTAATTGCTGATGTAAAGATTGTACAAAAGTGGGGAGAAGCAAAGTAATGTTCTTTAGAAAGAAACGGATTGAGTTAGACCTTGACGCATTAACTACAGAGGTTATGTTTCGTATGCGTGGGTTATTGCTTGATGCTCAACTAGAAGACGCATTTGCATTAAGCGTTATTTCTGGAACGTCTATGGTTAGTAATGAGGTAGCAGCAAAAGAACAAGAAGAAAGCGACCGTCGTTACGCCCGTATATCTCATCTTTACCCATTGATATTTGCTCACACTTACCACATAGCCAAATCTATTTCTGAATTGCAAAAGGTTAAACTTGGTAAATGGGCAGAAGAAATGGAGCCTGAAGAATGGGAGCATGTCGTTTCCACCACTCAACAGATTGCCATTGCGTCTGTAGTAGGCTCTCTCTCGCAGATGGTGGATTTAAACCTATTGACTGTAGGACCTAGAAAACCAAGGAGTACAAAATGACTAACGCCGATTGGTGGGCAAAGAAGTTACAACAACCTGCTCAAACACAGCAAAGGAGAGATGTAAGTCCTCCAATGCCACCATCGCAACAGCCCATGACTCCATATCAAGCACCTCAACCACAACAACCATCGTTGCGAATTGGAAGTGCAAATCAAACACAGTCTTGTCCAGAGTGTGGTGGTAACAACTACATGGCTGTACAAAACGCTGCACCTCGTTGTTATGACTGCGGTTACCCAATCAATCAGTCTGGTTCTCGTTACGGTGCCTTAACAGGTGCTAAAGTTGAGGGTAACGTTAAAGCAGCAACAGGAAATGACTCAGCAAGTAACTGGAACCCACAAGGCATCATAGGAAGAATTGACGGATGATAAATGACGAAGCAAAGAAAGTCGCAGCACTCCTTAATAAAAGGTTTGGGGAGAACGTGGTTGTGGTTGGTTCTGATATTCGGGCTGACCTTATTCCTAGGATTACGTCGGGGTCGACAACTCTTGATTACGTTCTTGGAGGAGGATTCCCAGGAAACCAATGGAACGAACTCATCGGAGAATCCTCACACGGAAAAACCGCAGTAGCATTAAAAACAATTGCTGCTAATCAGAAGTTAAACCCAGAACACACAACTGTGTGGGTTGCTGCAGAGCAATGGGTTCCTGAATACGCAGAGATGTGTGGCGTAGATACAAGCCGTGTAATTGTTATTGAAACAAACATTATGGAAGAAGCCTATGACGCAGTAATTGCGTTTGCTGAATCTAAGGCTGTAGATGCCATTGTTATTGACTCATTGCCAGCATTGTCCCCTGCTCCTGAGATGGAGAAGAACATGGACGAAATGACAGTGGGTCGTGGAGCCTTGCTCACCAATAAGTTCTTTAGAGTTGTTGGTTCAGCCATTAAAAGAAGTTTGGTTGAGGATGAACGTGCCGTACTTGGAATTGTTATTAACCAGTACCGCATGAAGATTGGTGTAATGCATGGAGACCCTCGCACTACCCCTGGTGGAGAAGGCAAAAACTATGCGTTCTTTACTCGCTGTGAAGTACGTAGAGATGAATGGATTGAGATTGGACCTAGCGGTAACAAGACTCGTATTGGTCAAGTCATCAAGGTTCGCAGTCTAAAGAACAAAACAGCACCACCACAGCGTGTTGCTTACTTTGACTTCTACTTTGCCCCAGGTGGAGATTGTGCTCCAGGAGAGTATGATTTTGCTAAGGAAATTGCAGCCATGTCAGTTCTTAATGACATAGTAGAGCGTAAGGGTGCTTGGTACTACTACGGTGAACGTAAGTGGCAAGGCACAGACGCACTCATTGCAAGTATCCGTGAAGAGATTGAACTTAAAGAAGAACTAGCAAAGAAGGTGTTGGAACTTGGCTAAAGCAAAAGAATCAACCACACCTGTGTGGTACCTAAGTATGTCGCAGTACTTAGATATCCTTATGGATGTTGTTAAAGCATCAGATACTTATGTAACTCGTGAAAATTTTCATGACAAGATGCATCCAGAAGATTTATCGGTGAACGTACAGTCGATTGCAGAAACAGTCTCACTGACCATCACCGCCATTGGTAAGCACAAGTCACACATGCTTGAGGACCAATGAAGTCAGAAGGTCAGAAGCAATCACGCAAGCACGAGAACCGTTTAGCCAAAAAGGTTGATGGTTCTCGTACTGCTGCTTCTGGAGCCTTTTGGTCTAGAAAGGGAGATGTACGTTCGGATGACCTACTGATTGAACATAAGTGGACTGGTAAAAAACAGGTCACTATTAAATCGGAAGTTCTAAAGAAGATTACAAAAGAAGCAATACTAGATAGCCGTATACCGATACTCGGCATCCATCTAGACGGGGAGAACTACGTTGTTCTCCTTGAAGACGATTACTTGGAAATGAGGGAGACTCTTGCAAAGGAATCGTAATAAATGGATGAACCGCATTACGCTTGGCGGTACAAGGCTCGGTGCAAAGGAGAGGACACTGATACCTTCTACCCTCCACGTGATAAAGAACTATATACAGTCATTGCAGATAGGGCTAAGACCTTTTGTTTTGGCGAAAACGGTAAGAACCCGTGTCCAGTAAGACAGCAATGTCTGTGGGATGCTGTAGAAAGGGATGAACCACACGGCATCTGGGGTGGGCTTTCACATCGTGAACGCAATGCTCAGATACGTAAATGGAAAAAGTC